GTGCCAGAGGTTCAATCACCTATGATGCAGCAAAAGAAAGGTAAAATGCAAACTGTACAGAATGATCCTAAGTTACAAAAAGGCAGTGACGCTAGTTATGGCATAAGTGGCTATGTTAATACTGAAAAAGAATACAAACAAGCTTTGCAGGAAAAAAATCATCCTAATGTTTATAGCTCTCCAGCTAAACAAACTGACTATCCTCATGCTGATACAAATAAAGGTAGGCCATATGTTGTAAATCAAAGACCTGGAGTTTGGCAACCAGGAACTGAAGACAGAAGTAAAGATACTTTATTTTTGCCAAACAATTTTAGAGGGCAAAAAGGAAAAATGATAGATGAAGATGATTATATAGATAACGCTAAAATAAACAAAGAGGAATATTTTCAAGTAGGCGTACAGGATCTTGAAGATCAAGGTAGAATAAAAATAAGAAAATAATATTATGGCAAAACAACCAGGACAATACGGACAAAACGTAATATGGGAAGCAGGTCTTAAACCTAGTAATTTAGTACCAGGCAACTCAAGATACGGTAGCAACTGCATGAAAATATCTCAAGCTCCAGTACCTTACAGCTCAGGACCAGTTACTAAAAAGGCTCAAGCTAATAATGGTGGTGGTAGAAGACACGTATCTGCAAAGTAAAAACTCACTAAAATGAGTGATAGAATAAGTGAACACATCTCGCTGAAAGAAGGTATTAAATCTCACACAGCTACTAGGTTAAGTATTGACAATACACCTAGAGAATTAGATTTAATTAACATGAAAACTATTGCTGAAGAAGTGTTTGAACCTCTACGTAAATGGGTAGGCGGTCCAATCGCTATAAATAGTTTCTATCGCTCACCCAAATTGAACTCTGCTATTGGCGGAAGTACAACCTCACAACATTGTATAGGATGTGCACTTGATATAGATGATACATACGGTTATAAAACTAATGCAGAAATGTATGAGTACATTAAAAATAACTTAGATTATGATCAGATGATTTGGGAATTTGGAACAGAGGATAATCCAGATTGGGTACATGTAAGTTATGTATCTGAAGATGTTAACAGAAGAAGATGTTTACAAGCTTACAAAGAAAATAAAAAAACAAAATATAGAATAATATAATTATGGCAACACCGTTACTTAAAAAAATGATGAAAGGGCCTAAATGCTGGAAAGGTTATGTAGCAAAAGGTAAAAAGAAATCTCCTAGTGGAAAGAAAAATCCTGATGGAAGTCCAAAAATGGTTAATAACTGTGTTAAAGTAGGTTCTAAAAAGAAAAAATAATGGCTTTTAATCTACCTAACGGACCCTTAGACATGAGAAAGACTACCAAAGGTAAAGGTAGAACTTTTAGAAAAACAGAGGAAGGTGCTGGTATGACTAAAGCAGGAGTAAAAAAATATAGAGCAGAAAACCCAGGTAGTAAATTAAAAACTGCCGTTACTGGTAAAGTAAAACCAGGTAGCAAGGCTGCTAAAAGAAGAAAATCATTCTGCGCAAGATCAAAAGGTTGGACTGGTGAAAGAGGTAAGGCTGCAAGAAGAAGGTGGAAATGTTAAAATAAAAAAAAAAAAATAAAACATTATGATTAGAAATTATTACACTGAAGCATATAAAGGGGGTATTGTACCAACTATAAGTGCTGATAACTTAATAGACGGCACGGCAAAAGTTATAGAAACAGTTGCTCAAGCGGGTGTTGTTAATGCAGCTACGTCTAAAACATTTGTTCTAACTAACCTTAATTTAATTATAAAAAGAGGTATGTACATGACAGCTCTTGCTGGATCTGGAGGTGTACCTGCTGTTTCAATTAATGATAACGTTATTGTTGAATCAGTTGTTTACGGAGCTACAACAACAACAGTTACTCTTAATAAACCTGTTCAAACTGCAGCTGCTCAAGCTTTAACTTTTTTTAGTATAGCTCAAAGCTCGTGGAAAGAATATAATTTATATATAGGCACTTCGCCTGCATCTTCTACTATATCAGTTTTAACTTCTTCAAATCAAGAATTAACATTTGTTAACCCTGCTGCTGGATTTGTATTACCAGTATCGGTTGTTCAAGTAACTGCTGTTTCAGGTGGATTAACTAACTTAATAGCATTAGACTAATGGAACCATCAAGAAAAGATATTAGAAAAGCAAATAAAGGTTTACGTCAAGCCAGAAGAGAAAGAGCTAGAGGTGTAAAAGAACAAGGTCAAGAAAACTATAGCTATGATGGCTATGAAAAAGGTAGATATAATAAAAAGGGTGATGATATAGAATATGGTAAAACAAAAAGATATTCTAAAAAAAATCCACCATTACAAAAGAAAGCGCCTTTTTACAAAACAGGATTTATGGGTATTAACCCCGATCATAAAGGTTATTGTACACCAATGACAAAAGCAACGTGCACTCCTCCTAGAAAAGCATTAGCTAAAAGACTAAAACCTGGAGGAGACTTATATAAAGGAAAAAAATAAAAAAAATTATATTATGCCAAACATTAGCAAGAAAACAGCTTACGACGTAAAGGAAGCTAGCAACCAGTCGCTATCAAAAAGCGCAAGAAAACATTACGCAGAAAATGCACAAGCAGGTTCTAAATCAGATTCAAAAAAAGGTTCTTGGATCTCTAAACACTTTAAACATTAATTATGGGATTTTCAATGAACAGACCTAATATGAGTATATCATATGGAGGTGAATCGAACAAACAACAAAAGAGTAACTTGATGAAAGATAATCCAGTTGCTAAACACGCGTCAGCAATGAACATGTATGGTAAACATGATAGTCCTGCTAAAGCTTATGGAGGTAAAAAAAATCCTATACACCAAGCTAAACCTGATTACATTGATTTAGATGGTGATGGTGATACTAATGAGCCTATGAAAAAAGCAGCTAAAGAAAAAGGAGGATCACCTGCGACTAAAAAAGGATGTTTTAGTGGTGGTAAAAAATATAAGAAATAATGGGAAAATCAGGAACAACTAAATATCCAAAAATGTTCAACTTAGGATCTCCTTTTAAATTAGATCCTAATAAACGAATGGATAAGCTATCAGCTAAGCATAAAGAACTTTATGATCGTTATGAAATGGGTCAAACTAGTGAAGCAGAGGAGCAAAAAATGTACAAGCTAGAAGATAAAATGGATAGAGTAGGTAAAAGAATAAAGAAAAAAGAATCACCTGCTTCTATGATGGACAAACCCACGGCTAAACCTAAAATGGGTATGAAAGCTGAAATGCGTAAACTACCTAGAAAAAAAGTAAAATAATAAATAAATACAAACTAACCAATTAACAAACTAAAAATTAAAAACATGGCAAAATTTATTTCTATCAATGTAATTGATAACACAAACAGTGGTGTTGCAGGAGCTTCTCAATTTGGAGAAGGGGAACACCTAATCAATGTAGACAAAATCATTGAAATCACACAAACAGACGTAAGTACTTTAACAGTATTATTAGATTCACCAGTAGGTGCTGCTGATATTGTAACATTAGTTGCTTCTATTAAAGATTCAGGAGCTGCTGTAGGAGCTGGAAACATTCCAGTAACTCCAATTGGAGCACCTTTAAAAGAGGCTTTCAACTATTCACTTACTGCTAACCCAGGAGGTGTTAAGTCTAAATGTATTTTAGGATTTGATCAAGCTACTCCTAAAAACAGAATGTACTGGAGATCATTCGTACAAGCGTAATGAATAGAGGCTTAGGTGATAAAATAGAGTCTTTCACTAAAGCAACTGGTATTAAGAAAGTTGTTGATGCAGTGTCACAGGGTTTAAACATACCCTGTGGCTGCCAACAGCGTAAAGACAAATTAAATAAAATGTTTCCTGGAAAATAATGGCATTTAAACTAAACAACCCTCCGTATACTTATGACAGTACACCAATCTACAATGTAAACATGGAAGAAGGTGTGTTAGGTAAAGCCAATAATAATGGAACAATTATTATAAATAAAGATATTAAAGATCCTAAACAAATACAAGATGTTGTAAATCACGAGAATATTCACATCGATCAAATGAAACGAGGTGATTTAGACTATGACGATAACAATGTGTATTGGAAAGGAAAAAAATATTCACGATCTAAAATGCAAGAAGGCGCTAAAAACCTTCCGTGGGAAAAAGAAGCTTATGCCAAATCCTAAGAAAAAATTTAAAGACACAACAGTAGGTAAACTATTGTTTGGTGCCGCATCATTAGTTAATCCTGCTTTAGGTAGTGTACTAAGTGGTGTAACTTCACCTGCTGAGGCTATTGCTGCTATCGGTAAATCTGATGTAAGTGGTGAAGATAAAATAAAATTACAACAACTTATATTCGAACAACAAAATAAAGAAATGGAAGCCGTCACTTCAAGGTGGCAAGCCGATTCAATATCAGATTCATGGCTTTCTAAAAATGTACGCCCATTAGTTTTAGTGTGGTGTATTGTTATATTCTCACTAGCTGGAATACTAGATAGTGTTGAATCAATACCGTTTAATATAGGAGTAACCTGGAACGATACATTCGAAAAAGTAATGATGGCAGTAGTTTTAGCTTACTTTGGCGGACGAAGTAGTGAAAAAGTTACAAGTATATTTAAAAAGTAAATAAAACCTGTAATTATATTAATACATTAATAACCAATTAAATTAAATTAAAATGAGTGAAGTAAAATCAATGATTACCAAAGACCAATTAGAAAAGATTCAAGGCTTTCAAAAAGAACTTAATAAGATCTTAAACGAAGTCGGTTTCTTAGAAGCCCAAAAATCCGCAGTATTAGGGAAGTTCCATGAAGAAAACAAAAAGACTGAAGACTTCAAGAAAGAACTAGAAGAAGAATATGGCTCTATCAATATTAATTTAGAAGATGGAACATACGAACCTATTGAAAAAGAAGAGGATAAGAAATAATGTCTTCAATTATTAGAAAGATAAGTATTGGTTCTGACTACAAAACTGATGCTATGCACTACTCGATAGGGCAGTCAGTATATGGTGGTCATACTATATCACATATACTTTCTGATAAAGAAGATAATTCTTATAATATTTTTATCAAAAAACGAGACGAGGTGTTGCCATGGAAAAAGTTTAACTGTAACATGGCAATCTCAGTCGAGTATGATTTAGAATATTAGTGAATAGCTTATTTGATTTTATCGTTGAGCCAGTTGGCCAGCGATATTCTAATGATGTAAAAGTAGGTGACAAAAGCCTTATAATTAACACAAAGATAGAAAGTTTTAAATCTGTTAATAATATAGCTAAAGTTATTGCTGTTCCTAAAGCTTTTAAAACACCTATTAAAAAAGGTGATTTAATTATGATACATCATAATGTCTTTAGAAGATTTTATGATATGAAAGGCAGGGAAAAAAACAGTAAGTCTTATTTTAAAGACAATATGTATTTTGTTCAACTTGATCAAGTTTATTTATACAAACCTAAAAACAAATGGTTAGCTCTTGGGGATAGATGTTTTCTAGCTCCTATTAAAGATCTTAACGAAGTAGATACAGGTTTAGAGCAAAGACTTATTGGTATAGTCAAATATGGAAATAGCTCATTAGAAGCGCTAGGAATCAACGAAGAAGATTTAGTTGGTTTTAAACCTTTTGGAGAGTTTGAGTTTATTGTCGATGGCAAAAGGCTTTATTGTATGAAATCTAATGATATTGTAATTAAATATGAACGTCAAGGAAACGAAACAGAACATAATCCTCGCTGGGCACAAAGCAGTTGAGGAGTTAATTAAAGTAGCAAAAGAAGCTATTGTAGATTCTGACGACGATATATCTGCTGATAGATTAAAGAACGCTGCTGCAACTAAAAAGTTAGCTATATTTGATGCTTTTGAAATACTTAATCGTATTAAAGAAGAAGAAGATATGTTAAATGAAAAACCAAAAGAAGAAGTTCAAGCTAAAGCTTTTGGAGGTTTTGCAGAAAGAAGATCTAAGTAATGTATAAACAAACATTATATAAAGTAATCGACCATATAAAACCACATGTAATAAGTAGGTTAAACAAATCTAAAAAGTGGGAGTACGGTTATAACAAAGAACATGATGTAATTGTTATATCTAAAACTGGTCAGATAGGTGAGGTTTATGAAATACAAAATCTTAAAATAGCATTACCAAAAGAAAAAGATGTTAACAAGGATTACGACAAGTGGCAAGTACATGAGTATCCTAAGACATTAAAAAAGATTAAAACAATATTTGACTGGAAACAATATCCAGATGATTTTAAAGAAAAATGGTATGGGTATATTGATAGAGAATTTGCTAGGCGTCACGAAGGCTATTGGTTCACTAATAAAGGTAAAGCTACTTATATTACTGGTACTCATTACATGTACCTGCAGTGGTCCAAGATTGATGTTGGGCAAGCAGATTTTAGAGAAGCAAACAGATTATTCTTTATATTCTGGGAAGCTTGTAAAGCAGATAAACGCTGCTACGGAATGTGTTACCTCAAAAACAGACGGTCTGGTTTTTCATTCATGGCATCAGGTGAAACTGTCAACCTTGCCACTATCTCTAGTGATGCTAGATACGGTGTCTTATCAAAGTCTGGGGCTGATGCAAAGAAAATGTTTACCGATAAAATCGTACCAATTTCCGTCAACTATCCGTTTTTCTTCAAGCCAATTCAAGACGGTATGGATAGGCCAAAAACAGAACTTGCATACAGGGTTCCAGCCAGTAGATTTACAAGACGTAAACTAGATAGCAACGAACAGTTAGAAGAATTAGAAGGATTAGATACAACTATTGACTGGAAAAATACTGGAGACAATAGTTATGATGGTGAAAAATTAAAACTACTTGTACATGATGAATCTGGTAAATGGGAAAAGCCTGATAATATATTAAATAACTGGAGAGTTACAAAAACTTGTTTACGATTAGGTTCTAGAATTATAGGTAAGTGTATGATGGGGTCAACAAGTAATGCTCTTGATAAAGGCGGTAGAAACTATAAAAAAATATATGATGATTCAGACGTTACCAGAAGAAACCGCAATGGGCAGACTAGCTCGGGATTATATAGCTTGTTCATTCCTATGGAATGGAACTACGAAGGATACATTGATTCTTATGGGATACCTGTCTTCGAGACACCCGAAGAAAAAAAGGAAGGGCCAGACGGCTTCCCAATTGAAATAGGTGTTATTGAGCATTGGGAGAATGAAGTAGAAGGTCTTAAGGACGATCCTGATGCACTTAATGAATTATATAGACAGTTTCCACGTACAGAGAAACACGCGTTCAGAGATGAAACAAAAGCTTCTTTGTTTAATTTGACTAAAATTTATGAACAAATAGATTTTAACGAAGATTTAAAACACTCTGCTGTATTAACACAGGGTAATTTTCAGTGGGAAAATGGGATTAAAGATACAAGAGTAGAGTTTACACCTAACAAACAAGGTAGGTTTATGATCTCTTGGTTTCCCGATAGAGATCAACAAAACAGACATATAATTAAAAATGGCGTTAAGTATCCAGCTAATCAACACATGGGTGCTTTTGGTTGTGACAGTTATGATATATCAGGAACTGTAGATGGTAGAGGATCAAAAGGATCACTACACGGTTTAACTAAGTTTACTATGGATACTTGTCCACCTAACTTATTTTTTTTAGAATATATAGCTAGACCACAAACCGCTGATATATTTTTTGAAGATGTACTTATGGCATTACACTTTTATGGTATGCCTCTTCTTGCAGAAAATAATAAACCAAGATTATTATATTATTTAAAACGTAGAGGTTATAGGCAATACTCTATGAACAGGCCAGATAAAACAATGTATAAATTATCTGTTGCTGAAAAAGAAATAGGTGGTATACCTAATTCAAGTGAAGATGTAAAACAAGCTCATGCTGCTGCAATAGAATCTTATATAAATAGTTTTGTAGGTTACAATAACGAACAGTATGGTACAATGTATTTTCAACGTACCTTAGAAGATTGGGCAGCTTTTGATATAAATAACAGAACAAAACATGATGCATCAATTAGTTCTGGCTTAGCTATTATGGCTTGCAATAAAAACAAATATAGACCAACAGTTGAGGTTAGTAAAGAAAAAGTTTCGTTAAACTTTAGTAAATATAACAACGATGGTAATAATTCAAAAATTATAATAAATGATTAATACGAGTACTAATAGTTCGTTTCCTAATCAGGTGGTACCTGAAGCGGAAAAGCGAAGCTTGGAATATGGCTTACTTGTTGCACGTGCAATTGAATACGAATGGTTTAGAGGAGGTAGAATTAATAACAGTCGTTGGAATAATGGTTATCAAAATTTTAATAGATTAAGACTATACGCTAGAGGTGAACAACCTATACAAAAATATAAAGATGAATTATCTATTAACGGTGATTTGTCTTACTTAAATTTAGACTGGAAGCCAGTACCTATTATACCTAAGTTTGTGGATATAGTAGTAAATGGTATATCATCTAAAAACTATGATATAAAAGCTTACGCTCAAGATCCTTTTTCACAGAAGCAAAGAACAAACTATGCTAACGGTGTAATGAAAGATATGATGGCTAAGCCGTTGATAGACAGCATAGAACAAAACTTAGGTGCTACTTTATATAATTCATTAGATCCTGAAAACTTACCAGGATCAAAAGAAGAGTTAGAAGTACACATGCAGCTTAGCTACAAGCAGTCTGTAGAAATTGCTGAGGAAGAAGTTATAAACAATATATTAGATTTTAACAAATATCATTTAACCAATAAAAGATTAACAGAAGATATAGTTACTATAGGTATTGGTGCTTGTAAAACAACATTTAATAAAGCTGAAGGTGTTACAATAGATTATGTTAACCCTGCTAATTTAGTTTATTCATATACAAACGATCCTAATTTTCAAGACATATATTATGTTGGTGAAATAAAAGCTATAACTTTACCTGATCTTAAAAAAGAGTTTCCAGATTTAACTGATGAGCAATTGGATAAAATAGCTAAATATCCTGGAAGAGAAGGTTATATGAGAGGGCCAAACAATAATAATGATTTAGTTCAGGTGTTGTACTTTGAATATAAAACTTATATTGATCAGGTGTTTAAAATAAAAAGAACAGATACAGGTTTAGAAAAAGCATTAGAAAAGCCTGACTTTTTTGCACCACCACCAAGTGATAACTTTGATAGGGTGTCAAGAAGTATAGAAGTATTATTTACAGGTGCTAAAGTAATGGGTGTAGATGAAATGCTTAAATGGGAAATGTCAGAGAACATGACAAGACCTAACAGTGATTTAACTAAAGTTAATATGAATTACTGTATAGTTGCACCACATATGTATCAAGGACGTATCGATTCATTAGTAAACCGTATAACAACGTTTGCTGATATGATACAATTAACATCGTTAAAATTACAACAAGTAATCGCGAGGATGGTACCAGATGGTGTATTTGTAGATGTTGATGGTTTAGCTGAGGTTGATTTAGGTAACGGTACTAATTATAATCCACAAGAAGCTTTAAACATGTATTTCCAGACTGGTAGTATAGTTGGTAGAAGCTTAACACAAGATGGTGATCCTAATAGAGGTAAAGTACCAATACAAGAATTACAAACCTCAAGTGCTAACGGCAAAATACAATCATTAATTAATACATATCAGTATTATTTACAGATGATAAGAGATGTAACAGGGCTTAACGAAGCAAGAGATGGTAGTTTACCTGAAAAGAGCACGCTAGTAGGATTACAGAAGTTAGCCGCTAACGCATCTAATACTGCAACTAGACATATATTAGATGCTAGTTTATATTTAACTCTTAGAACTTGTGAAAATGTATCGCTTAGAGTAGCAGATATGATAGATTTTGATCTTACAAATGCTGCTTTAGTAAAAAGTTTAGGTAAATTTAACGCTGCAACACTACAAGAAATAGATACATTACATTTGTATGACTTTGGTGTTTATTTAGATTTAGAACCTGAAGAAGAAGAAAAAGCTATGTTAGAGCAGAATATACAAATGGCTCTACAACAGCAACAAATATATTTAGAAGATGCTATTGATATTAGAGAGATTAAAAATCTAACATTAGCAAACCAAGTATTAAAATACAAAAGGCAACAGAAGCAAGAAAAAGAACAGTTGCAGCAACAACAAAACATTGAAGCTCAAGGTAAAGCTAATCAAGAAGCTTCTGAGGCAGCTGCAATGAATGACGTTCAAAAAGCTGAAGCCGTTGCTCAAACAGAAACACAACTAGAACAATCTAAATCTCAGTTTGAAATTCAAAGAATGGAAACTGAAAACCAACTTAGGTTACAAATAATGGCTCAACAATTTGAGTATGATATGAAACTTAAGCAAATGGATGTAGATAACTCTAAGAAAAAAGAAGCTGAAATAGAAGATCGTAAAGATAAGCGAACTGAAATGCAAGCTACACAACAATCAAAATTAATTAGCCAAAGACAAAATGATCTTCCACCTACTAATTTTGAATCTTCAGGTATTTCACCTGAAAACACAGATATGCAGCAACAGCCTGCGTAACTTTTATTAATTTTTATTATATTATATTATGTCAGAAGAAACACTAGAAGAAGGTACTTTTAAAGTAAAACTTAAAAAACCTAAACAATTAAGCAAACAAGATGAAACTATTAAAGTAGATTTATCTAAACCAAAAGAAGAAATTACTCCTGTAGAAGAAACAGAAGTAAAAAATACACCTGTAGCTGAACCTACAAATGTAGACGAACAAAAGCAAGAGTCCAGCGAGGTTGCTGAATCCAAAGAAGAAAAACCTATTATTGAAGAAATAAAAGAAGAACCTGAAGAAGAGGTAATTTCTATAGGTGAAGAAATGGTACAATCATCAGAACAGCCAATAGTAAAGGTGTCAGATGAAATAAAACAAGATATTAATTTACCTGAAAACATCGAAAAAGTCGTAGACTTTATGAAAGAAACAGGTGGAACATTAGAAGATTATGTAAGATTAAATGCAGATTATTCTAATGTAGATAACGATACTCTATTAAGAGAGTATTATAAACAAACTAAATCTCACTTAAATTCAGAAGAAGTTAATTTTCTATTAGAAGATAACTTTGAGTTTGATGAAGAGTTAGATGAAGCAAGAGATATTCGGAAGAAAAAACTTGCATATAAAGAAGAGGTTGCAAAAGCTAAAAGCCATTTAGAAGGTTTAAAGGGTAAGTATTACGAAGAGATCAAGTTGAGACCTGGTACTACTCAAGAACAACAAAAGGCTGTAGATTTTTTCAACCGCTACAACGAAGAGCAAAACACAGCTCAACAACAACATGAGACGTTTAAGTCTAACACTAAAGATTATTTCAATAATGAGTTCAAAGGTTTTGAATTTAGCGTTGGTGAAAAGAAATTTAGATATGGAGTTAAAAACGTTAATGATGTTGTCGATAGTCAATCGAACATTAATAATACGATCGGGAAGTTCCTGGATAAAAAAGGTAATGTTGCAGATGTCAAAGGTTATCACAAAGCTATGTACGCTGCTGATCACGCTGATACTATAGCGCAGCATTTCTATGAGCAAGGTAAGTCCGATGCTATTAGAGATATTGCCGCTAAGTCAAACAACGTTGATACTAACCCAAGATCAAGAGCTCCTGAGGATGTTTTTGTTGGAGGGTTTAAAGTTAAAGCAGTGTCTGGTATTGATTCTTCAAAATTGACAATCAAAAAACGGAAATTTAACTAAAAATTATTATTAAAAATGGGACAAATTAATCCTGTATACGGCTCGATCGTGCCGTCACTACAACAACAAATCTTAAATAGCAACTACTTAAACTTTGCTAATGGAGGTGGAAATGACTTCGCTCAACAATACCTTCCTGAAGTTTATGAAGCTGAGGTTGAAAGATATGGAAACAGAACTTTATCTGGTTTCTTAAGAATGGTTGGTGCTGAAATGCCAATGACATCTGATCAAGTAATCTGGTCAGAACAAAACAGACTACACATCTCTTACACAGGATGTTCAGTAACAAGTGCTGGTGGAGCTGCAATCGGAATTATATCAATTCCTTCTACCGCTTCTGTATCACCTGTAACTGGTGGTGGTCAAAGTACACCTATTCAAACAATTGGTGTTATTAATCTTAACGACACTGTAGTTATTATGAACACTGACACTGGTGTTACAGTTAAAGCTGTAGTAGTTGTTGCTCCTGTAGTAGCTGCTGGTGGTGCACCTGCAACTCAAATACAAGTTACTTCATTTACTGCTGCTAACCTAAACTCTTTAGGTTCTGCTGCTAACTTGAAACTATTTGTATACGGTTCTGTATTTGCAAAAGGAACAGGGCAATCTCTTGCTGCTGCTCAACCACAGTTCACTCAATTTAATAACCAACCAATTATTATAAAAGACAGATACCAAATTAATGGTTCTGACACTGCACAGATTGGATGGGTTGAAGTTGCTACTGAAGATGGTACATCAGGGTACTTATGGTATCTAAAGTCTGAGTCTGAAACAAGACTAAGATTTGATGACTACTTAGAAATGGCAATGATTGAAGGTGAATTAGCTTCTGCTACTGGTCAGTTTGCTGTACAAGCTGCTGCTGGTAACATTGGTAATACTGGATTTAATGCTGCTGTTGCTGCTCATGGAACGCAAGGTTTATTCCAAGCTATCCAAACAAGAGGTAACATCATGTCAGGATTCTCTGCTGCTACTGGTATCAGTGATTTCGATCAAATCCTTAAAAACCTTGATACTCAAGGAGCAATTGAAGAAAACATGTTATTCTTAAACAGATCAACTGATCTTGGTTTTGACGATATGTTATCTCAAATCTCTGGTGGTTCACAAGGTGGTACTGCTTACGGTTTATTTGAAAACTCTGAGCAAATGGCACTTAACTTAGGATTCTCTGGATTTAGAAGAGGTTCTTATGATTTCTACAAAACTAGCTGGAAATACTTAAACGACGCTTCTACAAGAGGTGCTGTTGCAGTTAGTGGAATAGATGGTGTATTAGTACCTGCTGGAACTTCTACAGTTTATGACCAATTATTAGGTACAAACGTTAGAAGACCATTCTTACACGTAAGATACAGATCTTCAGAAGCTGATGACAGACGTTACAAGTCTTGGATCACTGGATCTGTTGGAGGTGTATACAACTCTGCACTAGATGCAATGCAAGTTCATTTCTTATCTGAGAGATGTCTTGTAACTCAAGCTGCTAATAACTTCGTGTTATTCCAAGCTTAATACTTTTTTAAAGAGTTAGGCGCTTCGGCGCCTAGCCCTTTATTTTTTTAATTATATTATATCATATTATGTCAAAGACAAAAGAAATCAAAGCCCCTAAATGGGAGATTAAAACTAGAGTGTATTATTTATTACACGACATTACACCACTAACTTTTACATTACAAACCAAGCATAGTACTCAATATCCTTTATTATATTTTGATAAAAGTACAAACACACAAAGAGAATTAAGATATGCAACTAATCAAAACTCACCATTTGTTGACGAACAACAAGGTGAATGTACATTAGGTCATGTTATATTTGAAGATGGAGTAATGACAGTTGGTGAGTCACAACAAAACTTACAAAAATTTTTACATCATCACCCTAAAAAAGGCAGTATATTTGCTGAGTGGGATCAAAAAGAAGTTGCTCAAGATGACTTAGCAGATTTAGATGCTGAACTAGAAGCTATGACTGCTGCTAAAAACATGGATTTAGATCATGCTGAAGCAGTTTTAAGAGTTGAAAAAGGATCTGAAGTTGCAACGTTAAGCTCTAAAGAATTAAGAAGAGACTTATTATTAATGGCAAGAAGAAATCCAGGTAATTTTTTAGCAATTGCTAATGATGAAAATGTTGGATTAAGAAACACAGCTATTAGAGCAGTTGAACAACATATAGTAAAACTATCACAAGATCAAAGAACTATTCATTGGGGATCAAATGATAGAAAACTATTGACTGTTCCTTTTGATGAAAACCCATATTCAGCTATGGCCGCATGGTTCAAAACTGATGAAGGTGTAGAAGTTTTCAGAACAATTGAGAAAAAGTTACAATAACATGTAACTATAATTATAGTGAAGGGTCACTTCGGTGGCCCTAATCACTATTAACTAAAATATTAAAATGGCAATAAACGTAAATACTGTATATCAAACCGTTTTATTAATACTAAATAAAGAACAGAGAGGTTATATGACACCTGTTGAGTTTAATAAAATAGGTGGGCAAGTTCAATTAGAAATATTTGAAAAATACGCTGAAGATATGAATCAGCAATTACGTGTGCCTCAAGTTGATTTAGACTATTCTGATAGACAAATCAACATAGATGAAAAATTATCTATATTTAAAGAAATAGATGCCGCAACATATACTACAAGCGGTTTTAGATTACCTTCACAATACTCCGGAAACTCTTCCGCAAGTCAACAGTTTACAGCTGTCAACCCACAATTATCATACGCTTTAGCAGGAAATGCATTAACACTAGCAAATCAAGGGGCTATAGTAAATGTATTTGTAGCAGGAGTACAATTAACAGACGCTGAATATAGTGTTACTGGTGGAAACTTAGTTTTAGTTTCTCAACCAACAGCTCAAGATTTAATAGATATAAATCTTTATGCTAAACAATTTTATAGATTAGGTACTGTTATATATACAGCAGGAGCTTTACCTATACAAGAATTAGAAAGAGTTGGATCAAGCGAGTTATATCATTTATTAAGTTCTAATCTTACAAAACCTACAACTACATACCCTATTTATACTTACAAAGGTAATTACTTAAATGTATATCCTACAACTATACAAAGTGGTATATCAGTTAATTATTTAAGAAAACCTATTGATCCAATATGGAATTTTTCTGGTAGCACTCAATATGTTTTTTCACCAGCTACATCAAACAACTTTGAAATACACTCATCAGAGCAAACAGAACTTATAATAAAAATATTATTATATGCAGGTGTTGTTGTAAGAGATCGTGAAATAATAGAAGTTGCTGCGGGTCAAATACAACAAGAAGAAATGAATCAAAAAAGTTAATATATGCCAAGACCAGATGGTGGATTAGTCACCGAAACTAATAGACAATATTACGCTGGAGCACAACAGCAGTACTCAGCAACAGGAGGTGTAGGTATAAATATAACATCTACTTTTGATACAAATTTAATATTTGGAAGTTCTGATCCTACTAACGGTCAATACGGTCTGAATAATTTTCTATTATATAAAAGTACAGATGCTTTAACATGGACTGAAATAACACCAGCTACTACAGTTCAAAATGCTGTAGCAACTGAAAATGGTGGGGTTGCATCAGCAACTATACAAATAGCAGCGGCTAACGCAAACATAATAGCTGGTATGAGTATATACGGTGGTGGTATAACTAATAATCCTACTGGTGCTAAAGTAGTAAGTGTAAATGGTGTTGCAATAACTTTAGACAAACCTATTGCTTTACCAGGTAATGCTACAACAGCAGTGTTGTTTCAATTTGATGAACCATATTCTATGGTTAATAATATTGTTACTGCAGCTATAGATTTACCAGCTAACAATTATTTAAAAATACAATTAAAAGAAACTGCTATAGAAGAAAACTATGGTAGTTATGAATATACTAGATTAACAGATGTTATTGATAATTTTTTAATAGCATATGTAGGTGCTGGTAAATTAATACCTAGCGTAAAAAGAACTGATGTAATATTTCATGCAAAACGTGGATTACAAGAATTTAGTTACGATACACTTAGAAGCATTAGATCACAAGAGCTTACTGTAAACAATGCTTTAAATGTTATTATACCTCAAGATTACGTTAACTATGTTAGAATGTCTTGGACTGATAAGTTTGGTGTTCAACATACTATATTTCCGGCAAATACATTAACAACAGATCCTTACGCTTCACCAGCTCAAGATAATCTTGGTACACCAACACAAGATAGTTTTGACTCTAATATAACTACTACATCACAAGTAGAAGCAGCTTGGGCATCTAATGATCCAAGAAGAATTTCAGGAGCATTTACCGCACAAGATGAAAACGCCGCAGACACTTTAAATCAAAATAACTTTTATGAATTAGCTTTAGGTCAAAGATACGGTCTTAACCCTGAAACTAGTCAGCGCAATGGTTGGTTTACAATAAACGACAGAGAAGGTAAAATATCTTTTAGCAACGATTTAAAAGGTAAGCTTGTAGTTATAGAGTATATATCAGATGGAAATGCTTATGATCTTGATGCTAGAATACCTAAGTTAGCAGAAGATGCTTTATACTCTCATATTATACATTCAATATTATCTGTTAGCGCTAAAGTACCAGAATACATAGTACAAAGATTTAAAAAAGAAAGAAGTGCTAAACTAAGAAATGCTAAGATTAGATTATCTAATATAAAACTTGATCAAATAGTTCAAGTTATGAGACAAAAATCTAAATGGCTTAAATTTTAATACATGGCTGAAATAAAGAATAGCTTTCTAAGGTCCAAGATGAATAAAGATCTTGACGACCGATTGATTCCTAACGGTGAGTATAGAGATGCAAACAATATATCTGTAGGTAAATCTGAAGATGATGATATAGGCGCATTAGAAAACATACTAGGCAACACTTTAGTTCAAGTTAGTAATACAGCAAATGCAAATGCAGAGATTATAGGTTATTTTACAGATAATAACAATAGTGTTGTTTATACATTTTTAACAGACAACGTAAGT